TATGATTCAGCAACAACAGCAGCAACCTGATCCAGCAGCGCAAGCAGCACAGGCCCAGAGTGACGCTAAGATGCAAGAGAGTCAAATGAAGCTGCAGCTTGTACAGACACAGGCACAGCACAAGATTCAAGTAGAAGATGCAAAGATGCAACTACAAACCGCTGGCGCAGAGCAGAAGATGCAGATCGAAGCTCAGATGAAAGCAGTAGACATTGAGTATAAGAAACTCGAAGCAATTATCAAAGCACGAGAAGCAGGTATGTCTCATGCAATGAGCATGAAGCAATCAGAAGAGAAACATCTGATGAGTATGGCAACGGCACGAGATGCCGTGAAAACTAAAGCGAAAGGTAAAGAGTGATTTCTTACGATGATTTCGTAATGTGGAAGCAAGACCCAATGACAGTTGCATGGTTTGAGGCTTGTGCGTTACGAGTAGAAGAAGGCAAGGAACAACTTGCTGGACAGGCTGGTACAGACCCAGTATTCGATGGTTATGTTCGTGGTATGATTGCTGCTTATCGAGAGATGCAGACATTCACCGTAGAGGAGCTAGAACCATAATGCAAGTTATTCCGCTTATGCACAGAGCATTAGTAAAACCAAAGCAAGTAGAGACTAAGACTGCTAGTGGTATTATCCTTACGGATACACTAACACGAAAAGAACAAGCTGCTTGTGAAGAAGGTATTATCCTAGCCCTTGGAGATACATTCGGAAAAGACTTTGGTGCCAGTGTTCTACCCAAAGTAGGTGATAAGATCATGTTTGCAAAGTACGCAGGTAAGTTCATTAAAGATGATAATGGCGATGACCTAGTACTGCTAAACGATGATGATGTTGTAGCAATTATTAAAGAGGATGCCTAAAGATGGCTGAAGAAAACCAAGTTGCACAAACGGTCGCACTAGACCGTGCTGTTGAAGAAGGTAACACAGACGAACAACTCTCACAAGATATTGTAGAGAGTACTCCACAGACTTCCATTGAAGATACTGCCCGTGAACAGGGCTGGAAACCAAAGGAAGAGTTTGACGGTGATAGTTCTAAGTGGGTATCTGCTGAAACCTTTGTTGCAAAGGGAGAGCTTATTGATCGTATCGAAGCTCTTGGCAAGAAACTAAAGAATTCAGAACAAACCATTAAGATGCTTTCTGAGCATCATACTAAGGTTAAGGAATCAGAATTCAAACGTGCAGTTGATTTTCTAAAGTCACAAAAGAAGGCTGCGTATGAGAGTGGTGATGTAGATAAGATTATTGAGCTAGACGACAAGATTGCTGAAGTACGGGAAACCCAAAAAGCACAGGTCGCTCAAGAAGCTGTTAATGCACAGCCAGAAACTCATCCAGACTTTACTTCTTGGGTATCCGAGAATAAGTGGTACGATAAAAATAGTGAGATGCGGGCAGATGCAGACACCTTTGGTGAAGCCTATGCTCGTAACAATAGGGACAAGACCCCTATGGAAGTTCTAGAGTATGTAACTAAAAAAATCAAAAAGGCATACCCAGAAGAATTTACCAATCCCAATCGCAGCCGCCCCAGCGGTGTTGAGGGAGGGGGCCAAAGACAAGGTGGATCAAGAGATTCTTTCACTCTTACAGAAGAGGAAACTCGCGTAATGAATACGTTCACTCGGAATGGCATTATGACGAAAGAAGATTACATCTTAGAGGTAAAGAGGATGCGAGGAAATGGCTAAACGCCACGCAGTACTTGCAGATAGGGAGTGTCCAGTATGCTCCTCTTTGTTTACTCCAACTTGGTATCAACATAAGTATTGTTCTGCTGAGTGTGTAAATAAATCCTCCTATGCTAGATCAAGAGATAGGCAACTAGATAGAAATTACCAGTTACAAAAAGTGTATGGGATTACAGAAGAGACTTACATCAAAATGTTTAAAGAACAAGGTGGTGTTTGTGCTGTCTGTGGTTTACCAGAAACCCATGTACATAGGAAAACAAATCAAGTTTGTAATCTATCAGTTGATCATGACCATTCTACAGGACATGTCAGAGGGCTTCTCTGTAAAAAATGTAATATGGCACTAGGATTATTTAAAGATAGTTTGGCTCTTTTAGAGAGCGCAAAGAAGTATTTAATCAAAGAAGTCAAAGCAATGAGAGGAGCCTAAGATGGCTAAACCAGAAACAACTAGAACACGTCGTAGTCCTATCAACGGTACCCGTAATAGACTTAACGTACGCGGGCAAGAACCCGGTTATGTATATCGAATTGTCAATGATGTTGATGATCGAATCCAGTCTCTTCAAGAGATGGGATATGAAATAGTTACTGATAGTAATGTTACTGTTGGTGACAAACGAATTGCAAACCCTACACAAGAAGGTAGTCCTGTAAAGGTCTCGGTTGGTCAAGGTGTACAAGCTTATGTAATGCGACAAAAGCAAGAATGGTTTGATGAAGACCAGAAAGCTAAAGCAGCACGAACTGATGAGCTTGAAGCCCAGATGAAACGAGAAGCAAAGGATTCTGGCTTCTACGGAAAACTAAAAATTGGTGAATAATTCTTTAGACTTCCATATGGGAATGCTACAAATTAATTATTTTTATATGGAGGTCATTTAAATGACTGCATTTATGTCAAAACCGGGCTTTAAGCCTGTTAAGCATCTTACTGGTGCCCCTTTCAATGGGCAAGGTAATATGTACGTTGTTGGTGGGTCTACTACGCTAGTACCCGGTGATATTGTGAAGTTGGATGGTACTGGTCACGCAAGTGGTATTAGTACTATTACTATTGCTGCTGCAACGGATGTTCCTGTTGGAGTTGTGATTGGTGTAATTAATACTAAACTAGATCCTGTTACTGGCAAAATGACGACTGGGGCTATTTCTCTAGATACTCCACAAACTGCTGGGCAAGGTGCTTTTGTTATTGTAGCAGACTCTCCTGATTTGGTTATGGAAACCGAGATTGCTACTTACGCACAAGCAGACGTTAATACTAACTATGAGTTGGTTCCTACTACCTATAACACTTCTACTGGCGCTTCTAATATGAAGATTATCGCTAACGGTAATACGCAGGCAGATCCTTTCCGCTTGCTCGGTACTGTGCAGCGAGATGATTATGTATCTGGTGCTACGTATGCTCGTCCAGCAGATGCCGATACTAACGTGAAGGTTCTGGTTGCATTTAATACGCACCAGTATAAGGGTTCCGCTGGCGTTGCTGGTGTATAAGGAGAATAAATAATGTCAGTCATTACCTCAAGTTCGTTTGCCAAATTACTTTGGCCCGGTATCAACGCAATCTATGGTAAAGCCTATAATGATTATCCTGAAGAGTGGAAATCCCTTGGTTTTGAGATGGGTAAGTCGAGCAAGGCTTATGAAGAAGATGTTGGTCTGTCTTCGTTCGGTCTTGCTGGTGTTAAAACCGAGGGTGGCCCCATCAGTTACGATACTGAACGTCAGGGCTTCACGACTCGTTACAACCATGTAGTGTATGCTCTTGGTTTTATCATCACTCGTGAGATCTACGAAGATGACCAGTATGATCAAGTTGGTAAGCGTAAAGCTAATGCCCTTGCTCGTAGCATGAAGCAAACCAAAGAGATTGTTGCTGCTAACGTGTTTAACCGTGCAGCTACTTCTGGCTATACTGGTGGTGATGGTGTTACTCTTCTGAGTGCTTCTCATGTTAACGTGGCTGGTGGTACTTGGAGCAACATGCCCACTACTGCTGCTGACTTGTCTGAAGCTGCTCTTGAGCAAGCTTATATTGACATTGCAGCTTTCCGTGATGATCGTGGTCTGCTAATTGCTGCTAAACCCAAGAAGCTAATCATTGCTCCTGCAAATATGTTTGAAGCTAAACGTATCCTTGGTTCTGATGGTCGTGTTGGTACTGATAACAACGATCTGAATGCTATCAAGACAATGGGTATCATTCCTGAGTACACTGTAAACCACTATCTAACCGATAGTGATCAGTGGTCTATTGTTACTGACGTTGCTGATGGTCTCAAGTACTTTGAGCGTCGTGCTGATCAGTTTGAGATGGACAATGACTTTGATACTGAGAACGCTAAGTACAAGGCCACTGCTCGTTACTCCTTTGGTTGGTCTGACCCACGCTGTTTCTACGGATCAGTCGGTGTCTAATTAACCCGCAGCCCTTCGGGGCTGCTTTAAAGGAGAAATAATATGGCTGTAACTTTGAGTTACCCAAAACCACGGAGTTCGCAAACTAAACTAGCGACAGTGGCTTATACGGATACTACTGCTAAGGAGTTATTTGTACTTCCTAAGTATGCAGTTATCATTGGTATTTATGTAATTGGTTCTGCTGCTTCTGGTGCTGTT